ATGAAATTTATCTCTTGGAATGTAAACGGATTAAGAGCTGTCTATCAAAAAGGATTTGAAGATATATTCAAAAATATAGATGCTGACTTTTTCTGTCTACAAGAAACCAAAATGCAAGCAGGACAACTAGACGCATCATTTGACGGCTACGAATCCTATTGGAACTATGCTGACAAGAAGGGTTACTCAGGAACAGCTATCTTTACCAAGCACAAGCCCCTAAGTGTTAGCTATGGCATCGGCATAGATATACATGACCACGAAGGACGTGTTATTACGCTCGAATATCCAGACTTCTACCTCATCACTTGCTATACCCCCAATTCACAAGACGAATTAAAAAGACTCGATTACCGCAAGCAATGGGAAGATGATTTTCGTGCCTATCTAAGCGAACTAGACAAGATTAAACCAATTATCCTTTGTGGAGACCTAAATGTGGCCCATAAAGAGATTGACCTCAAGAACCCAAAAACAAATCGCAAGAACCCCGGATTTACGGATGATGAACGCGAGAAATTCCAAGCCCTATTAGATACTGGCCTTGTGGATACATTCCGCTATTTCTACCCCGATTTGGAGGGCGCATACTCTTGGTGGTCGTATCGTGCAGCAGCTAGAGCCAAGAATGTAGGCTGGCGTATTGACTATTTTGTTGTAAGCGAACGCTTATGTGAACGCCTTGATTCCGCTAAAATCCACGCCGATATCATGGGTAGTGACCACTGCCCCGTAGAAATCCAGCTTAAGGATCTCTAAGAATCCCCAAGCCCCCAAAACAAGGAAGAAGATATTTTTCAAGAAAACAGCGAATATATTTGCATAATAAAAAATAAGTATTACCTTTGCAGTCGGAAAGGGAGAACGGAAAGTTCTCAATATTCCGAGGAGAGATGGCAGAGTGGTCGATTGCGGCGGTCTTGAAAACCGTTGAGGTGAGAGCCTCCGGGGGTTCGAATCCCTCTCTCTCCGCAATTAACCTTGAAAATCAAGGACTTAGCAAACAGGTACACGAAAATGTACACAAAAACGCCCTAAAACAGATGTTTTTAGGGCGTTTTCTTCAATAAACAGATGAATTTAACTATTAAAATCGTGTACCATTATCTCTTAATCAATCCGCACAACACTTTCCTTATCCAATTGATTATTGGCATTCTCCCCAAATACAAAATATGAGCAAGGGCAATAAGGAGGATATAAAAAAAATACCGCCATTTGTATGGGGCTGTAGACACCGAGACTTGGCTACGCTGATGAGCATGCTCCCTACGAGCAGATAATGCCTGCTTTGTCTCGCTACTTCGTTTACGCTCTCTACTTGTGCCATTGCTCTTGCTATGCTCATCAAGTTTGATTTGTTTAATAGATTTTATTGACGCGCCATGAATACCAGATAAATTTATAGACCCATCAATGAATAATCGCTCAATGTTGCCTAAAGAACTATCCGCCTTATAGAACTCAATCTCCGTAACAATAGAACTTGTGTACTTCACTTTCGCTGTATCAACAAATCTATCGGTAAAATCAAACCTCTCTTCTCTTTGTTGGGCAGAAGTATCAATAACTAGAGATGTTGTTATGCTCTTTTTCTTTGAAGAGCAAGACAAAAGGGCAATTACAACAAGCAGAAATGCAATAACCCTCATCATGACAACCTCCTTATATCCTCAAGCCTATTTAGCCACCCTCTTAGAAATCGCTTATTGGCTGGACGAGAAATAGTAATATCATTCAAATACTTCTTGCGTGCCTCATAAATAACCTGAAACAGCTTATCTGGGTCTTGTGCATTGAGAGCCTCAAGAGTCTTGTTTCCTACAATGCCATCTTGCTTAACGCCCAAAATGCGTTGCGGTATTTTGATCCCATAGACACCTGAACCCCACACCCAATCAACAAGGATATTCGCAAGCTTCTGAGATTTAATTTTATCGGCTTGCCACCTATCCCAGAACATTGTTTTAAGTATATCTAGCCATTCGCCGTCTGTCATACGCTTTAGACGCTCAACATTAGGTCTAGGTAAAGACTTTGCCTTGCAATAGGCTTCAAATGTAGCAATGGTAATACCTTTATTTGTCGCACCACCTCTGTCGGCTGGGTCATTTACAAATCCACCCTCCCACTTCTTGATATATGGGGCTAAAATCTCAACTTTCGCCATCTTCTTTGTTCTCTTTTAGTTCGCTTAAATCAATATCAAAATGTCTTTCCGTTTTATCTACAAGAATGCGCTGCGCTATCTTTGCCCATTTAGCATCATTGCACGAGCTTTCATTCTCCAGCATAGACCATACCTGCCAAAAGCATACGGCAGCGGCTACAATATTTGCTAGCTTTATAGGAAGCCCTTCAAGAATAAATGTCTGAACAAGGTAGGCAAGGATTGTAAGTGCATACACCTTAATCAGTGTAACAAATACTCTTCCGGCATACCTAGACTTAAACTTGCCATCGTTTGCACCAGGATACTTCCTCTTAACACGGCGAGATAGAGACCATGCCGTGTAGCAGTCAAAAAGAATAGCAATGGTGCATATAATAATAAAAGGAACGGTTGGCTGTAAAAGGGCAACGAGAGCGCCGAAAGTGCTCATACAGTACCGCCCATAGTTCGGGATAATCGTCTTAAATAATTCTGTCATACACTACTTCTTTGTTTCTATTATTGATTTCTCGCAATGCCCTTTTTCAATCGCATCTAATAAGCCTGCTAACATCCTACCTGCTCTAGATAATGTGCCAGCACGCTTATTCTTGCCTAAGACACTGCTAATAGTCTCTTCAAAATTTCCAAACTGAAACTGACTATCTGCCCCGATAAGGATTGAATTAAACAGAGTGCGGAATTCATAATTCCCGAACCTATCAAGATTTACTGCCGTACTCATAAAGTAGCCGCTTGCCTTGCCTTTTAATGACACGATTAGGAAGTTTGCAATAGTTAATGGCAGAATAAGGATAAGAGAGAGTATAAAGAGCATTATGCCTAGAAAAAATGTCTTCATAGCTTATCCGCTTCAATAAACAAATTATCCAAAGCCACATCATCAAAGCCAAATTTTTGTGCTAATTGCTGTACCATCGGGTTAGCCCGTTCAAACGTAGGCGAATATTCCCAAGAGACTAGAGCCTGTTCTTTATACGGTGGAGGTAGCTTATTGATTTCCTCCGTTATAGACTCCAACTTAACACCACGGCTAATAAGGATAAGACGGAATTGTCGGTTCGTTACAAATCTTGGCACAACGCTTGATTGCGAAGCATGTGGTTCTTTCTTATCGCTATTAAGAAGCTCATCTACATCCCTACAAAACTGAATGAACGATTTGTATTCATCGCCTATTGTCGGGTCATCGCCTATTGCCGAGATATAAGCATTGTAACGACTAATCAAATCCAAGCGAGCTTCGGCACTATACACACTATCAATGATTGCACGCTTGAGGTTTTCATAATCAGGCTCAACGAATAGCCTTAGCTCTCTACACTTCCAACCTATCTGCGTTGGATTATCTCCGCCTAAACTGCTATCAAAGTCGGGTTCTATATTATAGCGATACAACCAAGAACCGTCATTATCCCTCTCCTTTTCTTTAGGCTTCCCTGCTACCATATCATAGTATGCATTAGCCTCCAATTCTTTTAATTTCATAGTCTTGACACTTTATTGTGTGATATAGCAAAGACGTGTTCCGTGAAACGAAGCACGTGCAAATTCTGATTTAAACCCAAGAGTAAATAGACCAAGACTAGCTAAACTAAGTGAAGCTTCCCCACCAACGACCAGAGAACCGAATCCCACAGAATAACTAGTATTACAAAAATATGTAGTATTACTTGCTCCCATAGATTTAGCCGTAATATCTCCATACTCCCCCAAAAAAACCTCCTTTAGGCTTCCTGTAACTCCTGGATAAACATAACTTATTACTCTCCATTGTCCTCTGTCCTTATCCATTAATATGTCATCATTATCAGCCAATCGTAAATCAGTAAACATGACACCATCAGAATTACGTCTTGAAGAGAAAGCTCCATCAACCATCTTCCAGATGTGTCCAAATGGATTTTCAATACCCCTATATGTTGGAATCTTAAGGTTAGACGAAGTGGATTCACTATTTTTAATTTGGACATTAACAACTGACGTGTTATTACCAGCTTCATTAGTTACACCACAACTTACAAATGGATTTGCAGACCATCTAGAAGAAAAAAGTCCACCCAAACCAGAAACTCCTTCACCCAATCCACCATGCATATATCCAGAAATCTTCTTTGCAGTATAGTCAAGATGAGTGTTCAAGGTAGCGTACTCAACTACAAATAGCCAGCACAACATCTTATGAACGCTGTATAGATAACAATTCCAATTGGCAGACCCTCTATTTCGTGCATACGTACGCGCCTCATCTAGCGTAAAATTGCTTGCAGGTCTACCTAGCAATGACTTAAATGTATTATCTCTAGATGCATCATTTACTCCTCCTCGATAATCAGGGCTTACATTGACAACGCTTGACAGCTTATTCGTTGAGCGTTGTATTGTTGCCTCATAAGCTGATACATAACACTTTTTCCACAACTTGAAGCCTGCTATCTCTTTCTCAGAGAACATCACCCTCCGCCTAGTACCCTCTTCCTCAAACTTATAATAAAAAGAAGGGATTTCTACCATCACCTGACCATCAGTACCATCAAGAACGGCTGGCTCGCCATTTTCTTTTAAATTGCTATTGTGTGGATTAAGGTAGTAGGCAACTTCGCCTGAGTCCTTCAAAATACACCTCCTCATCTTGGAGTGGATAGGCAAAGAGCGGTGAAGCTCTATCTTTCCTATCCTAGTGACTGAAGGGTTGGATATCTCCGTATCAAACTCAACCCCATAGAACTGCTCTGAAATAAGCTCATTAGATTGTCCTTGCCCCTGCGGACTAAAACCTAAGCCACTACCATCTATGCTAATGATTAGCCCCATACCTTAATACCCCCATTTCAAGTTGTAATCTGAAACGTCCTGCTTCTTCACTGCTTTTACAATCTCGGGATTCCACCCGAGAAAGAATGTTGTTTCGACGAAAACGCCATCTTCCATACCCGATAGCTGGACGTGTAATTTGATAGGTGCAGCGCCTTCATTCTTGATATTGAACCCCTGCCCATCAGGCAAATGAAAGCTCCTCACATTCAATTCTGCGATACTGCCCATCTTTCCTATTTGTGGGGATATTTGTTCCCCCGAACGTGTTATAGACATAATGTTACAAGTATTATATCTACAAATCTAGATAATATGTATCACTATAATATATGTATAAATAACTTATGTGTAAATTTCTGCATCTAAAACAAGAAATGTGCTGGTTTACTGAACTGGCCTATGATAGACTAAATGATAGAGTAAATAGATTTTGAATGAGGTCACTTTAGAAAGGGTATAAAGTAATCATTGTAAATCTATCACCCCTATATAATACGTAAGAATCTATTATTTATCTATCTTTGTTCGTACTAAAATACATACTATATATGAATCCTAACATTAAAGAAGTTAGCTTCAGGTATTACCTGAAAAATAGTGCTCCGATAGAGCTTTTAGACTTCACCAAGAGCTTAGAAGCTATTCAAGATGAGTATACTCATTTTATCGAAACCAAAGGCGTTAGTAAGGCTCAAACACGTCTTAATATCCATGAGGTAAAGCAGGGTAGCATTATCTGTGAAATCATAGAGGCTATCCCTACTATTGCAACTACAGTGGGGTCTATAAATACACTTTTCGAATTTGGAAGTTATATCCGAACAGCCACGATGGCTCTAATAAAAGGGACAGAAATTCCATCAGAAGCAAAAAACGCACGATCATTATCTAATCTATCTAATATCGTATCCCCATTAGCTCGAACACCAAACTCCACTCTTACTCTCCAGACAATTGACTTAGGTAGTGGCAACCAATTCGAGAATTGTACAATCAATATAAGTACAACAGAAGGTAATGCGCTACAGAACTTAGCTAATATAAAAAAACAAGAACTGACAAGCGAAACTCCTAAAACAGAGGAAAGCAAAAGCAATGTATTACTCCGATTAGTACAAATAAATAAAGAGCAAGAAACACTTCAAGACAAAGGAATAGTAGAAGCCTTTGATAAGAATAAGAAAAAACTTCTATTTAAAAGCGAAGAGGTCAAGAAAACAATCACAGACGGGAATGAGAACTTCTTCAAATACTTATATTATGTAGATGTTACCGCAATGTATAGTAGCGATAGAATCGTAGCCTACCGCATTGACAAGGTACACGATAAATTTCTTCCTGATGATTAGTCCAATCCTCATATTAAATAGAAACAAACACTTTGAGGGGGTGAGCGATGATGCTTACCCCTTTTAATTATTAACTTTGCTATATCATTAACTAAATACTATACCTATTATGATGAAACTTACAAAAATGATTGCCATGGCCGTGGCAGTGCTAATCGGTCTATCGGCTTGCAACCCCAAGAAAAACGAACCTAGAAAGGGGCTTATCCCAACTACTGACCTACTAGTACACGTCAAGTCTTCGGGGGCTAGAGCTCTGAGAGCCGAAGACGGCAAGCCGTTTAAGTCAGCGAGAAGCGTGGAGGATTGCATGAAGCGGTTGAATGTGCTAGTGTTTTATCTACCCAAAACAACCAGCGAAGCATCTCTAGGCATTAAAGAGGAGGATAAGATATACGATACTCATACTATCCGAATTTATAGCAATTATATCATCACAGAAAGGGGAGAACTTAATCCTGACTTTATCGACGGACACGACTTTATCTTTTATGATGGAAGGACTCCCAAGGAAGTAGTCGGATATATACCTAATGCAATTATGCATGAAGCAGGCCGAAAGATTAAAGAGGCTTATAAGGCAGGCAATCACGAAGAGGTATATAGGTTGATGCAGGAAGCATTTGTGGCCTATCCGCTTACCGATGCCGAGTATAAGGCACTGAAAGCAGAGGGCAAGTTATAATAGACCTTAAATAGAAGTAATGAGGGGAGAGCTACCAATAAGTAGCCTCCCCCTTTTTTATTTAGTATTCTGACCTATGCACAGATATGTGAAGTTTTGTTGCTCTCTGTAAACGTCCACAGGATTGTAAAAACAGCACCTGAAATAGTAGTCTGAAATTTCCATCACGCAACCAGCATCTCTTGAGTCGCCAAAGACTGTTACTTGCACCGAGTAGTTAGAGTGTCCGATACTATGGTATACTTTATATGAATTATCCCTTTGCCATTCGCAAACAGCATAATCATAGCCTTGCCTATTGACCTTAGCTCCGTAAGCATTCTGAACTATGCCAGTCATTTTAGCGATACCCGCAGCGAGAACCCCTGGCATATCTGTGCGCCCCTTAATTGTCGTGCCTTGCTCGCTCACGTGGAGAAAGTTTTCACGACCAAAGACGGCATACATAGAGTCCTTGCCGATATAGACCTCGGTGCTTTTGTTGGTGACCTTTGTTTCGATATTCGCTGTGGATATCGTTGATGAGCGTCCAACGCTTGCCCCCTTATGCGTGCAAGTGGCAACGACCTTATAAACACCTTTTTCAATAGTTGTGCTAGCTACAAAGTTTACCGCCCCTCTAGCTGTGTCATTGCCTTGCTTAGATACGTATAGTATCTGCGCCTTATCTTCATCGCCTCGTTCGCCTTTCTTGATTAGCTTAATCTCAAGTATGCCGATAGCATTTACACGCTTAAGAGTGCTAGTGTCGGTTGGTCTAGAAGGATAAGTGCTAGTGTCGTTTTCGTAATACTCTTGGTCTACGCTGATACTGTAAGAACCGCTAAACTTAATAGTCGCTCCGTCCTTGGTAATATTCATTCCGCCGATTAACTCCTTAGTATTGGTTATCTCGGCATCTGAGTTTATTGTAGGAGGTCTAAACTCTACAGAACCAGTTCTATCGTCACTGCTCAAAGTTCCGCCTAGTAGGCTGTCAAGTGGTCTAGCCACACCACCGATATTAAGGTAAGATTCTGCACTCCCAATAGGTGCAAACGATAATACTCCGTCGTGTCCGTTGAGGTGCATCTGCCCGAAGCGTGCGTTACCATCGTGTGTAATTTCCACGGCTCGCTTTTCATTAGCCGTAAAAGCATCTGTAACCCCAGCTGCAAAGGCTATGTTATTAGCCTCGTTGCCGTCAATGTAGCTAGAGACTTTGCCGTTGGTACTCTTTAAGGCAATAACATTAGTTGCAAGCAACCCTCCCTTTATGAGCGTTGATCCGTCTTTGATGACTTGTCGCAAATAGTCCTGCATCATAAAAGCTCTTAACACTTTCTCTCGCTTCTCGTCTTCCTCCCTAGCGAAAGCCTTGGCATCATTGAGAGCTGTACTTGCTTGTTGGCTTGCGTATGTTTTTACCTCGTTAGCCTTAGAATTGGTGTAGGTATTAGCCTCTTGAGTCTTCGTATTAGCGTATGTCTTAGCGTCGCTCAATGCTTGGTTAGCCTTGGCGGTGCCGTCTGTTTCCACCTTCTTAAGCGCATCTGCGACATCTTCGGGTGCTTCTGTATAGTCAGTAGCCTTGTTGCCATACTCTAGCTTTATCCATTTAACCGTAACCTCTGCGCCCTTATCTTCTTTTAGATAGTATTGATTAGGATAAACACAAAGCCTAGTAACATCGCGGTCAAGCGTTATAGTCTTCTGCACAATTCCCTCGCTTACACCTGTAGGCAATTCTGCTAAGCCCCAATTATTCTCACTCCAAGTAGCGGGAGTTAATAAGAATTTTAGTCTCGCTTTGTCGCCCTCCACCTTTGGTTGTGCATGAATGATGATATATGCCGATATGGTAACTGCAGAACCAGCCTTGAGTGTATCGCTTAATTCTAGAAATTTATGCAATCCCTTCATCTTAAACTCTTGGCTAGAGTTGCGTATATAATTGCGCCCACCGATAGATAGCGTGCGAATAGCCGTGTCGTCGGTATAGCGAACTTCCTCCTTCCAGTGAGCAGGGTTGTATTGCCCTATAACCTCGTCTTGCGTAGCCGTGAGGATAGAACCTTGCTTAAATCCGTTCCAAGAGCTTGTCAGCGTCCAAAGGTCGCCCTGCTTGTAGCCAGTTGGGATTGCACCACCTCTGAAGTGCGTTACCTTGCCATCTGCTGAAGCCTTAGCCTCTCCAGCAAGAGCCAAAGCGCGCGTAACATCGGTATCGGCAATCTCTATCCATCCGTTGCCGTGCCATCGCCACGACTTGCCCACATTCGGGTATTGCTTTGCGTTCTGCGGTGTAATGGTAACTCCTTCGGGTGGTCGCACGGTGTAGGTGTCGCCCTCGTGCTTGGCATCGTCCGCTTCTTTCCATCCTATGCGCCCCGTTGGAGGTTTCTCGCCCCAAAACATTTCTACCTGCTTATCTATCTGCCTTTGCAAGTCGCCTTGAATGGTGCTAACGCTAGATAGTAGGGCGGTTACTTTGCCTTCTAACTCCGTCTTAAGAGCCGTGTCCCTGCGAGCAACCTCCGCTAGTGCGTCATTAGTCTTGCCGTCAGCGTATGATTTAGCCTCGGAAATAGGTTGTTTGATGATATCCGAAACAGCATTATCAAGCGTCTTTCCGCCCTTAAAGAGTATGTTCCCTCTAATCTCGCCTGCATCTAAATCGAAATAGGTGTTACCGTCGGCACTCTCTATCCTGCCAGTCTTAATGAAGCGTCCGTTGATTGTGGAGAAGCCATAAGTGAGCGACATTGAGCGCGCTTGCAAAGTCTCATCAACAGAATTAACAACACCAATCCAAAAGTGATACATCCCTGCTTCTTGCTCTACACGTATAGGCGATTTGCTAAATACTATTGTAGCACTGTCCCCAGACTTACTACATCTAGCCAATATATAGTAAGGCGTATTATCCTCCTCTAATGAGACCACAGCGGGGGCGACTATCCAAGTACGCGGACTATCCTCAATCGTGTAGTGCGTCAGAGTGCCTTCCGACACCTTTACGACATTCTTTTGCCCCTGATAGTTAGCATCAAAGACAACATTCTGAAGTGCAAACTGCATAGATTTAGCACCAACAGAGAGCGAAAGCGTATCAATAGAATTAGGCTTGATTTTGTCAGTGTAGTAGTCGCCCTCAGGGTCAAAGACCATATCTAAGACCTCGCGTGACGAACGCCAATTGGCCTTAGCCCTCGTTGGGTCTTTCAGTTGGTGCAGCGTCGTGATTTTGTCTATCTCTAGAAGCTCGGATATTACCCTTGTCGTAATATTGCTCTCCGCAACATCGGCTATAGTGAGCGTATAATTGTAGACATCGAACAAACTACGCTGTAAGGACTGTATGCGCACAGCCTTATCAACGCCAATACTCTCATCTTTGATATTGATATAATCACCTGGTGTAAATAGGCTCGTCGTCCCGTCTGCGAATAACTTCATGAGGTATTCTCTTGATATGCTCAAGCCATATTTCACCTTTGGTTGGCTATTCTGTCGGTAATACTCATTGCCTTGCTCTTGCAACCTTCGCTCAGCATCTGTTTGGTATTGCTCAGGAAGTGTAACATCAAGTATCTTATACTCGTCACCAACAGAGAACTGGAAAGCCACAGAAGTAGCCGAAGGGAACACCGCTCCCCTATCATCCGTTAGCTTCTTGAGCGTGAATGTCCGTGTCGCGTGGTCGTACTTATGAATATCAAACTCATATCCAGCAAGATTGCCCGTGTTGAAGTGTATTTTTGCGCTAACACCAGCTACTAGGTACTTCGTTGTTCTGCCGTCAGCCTCAAGGGCATTCAGATCAAACATAGAAGCATCTTTGAACTTCAGTACACTCCCTGCGACAAGCTCAGAGATCCTACCGTTGAATGTAGGCTTGATGTCTTCAAAGACCTTGCGGGCCTCGTGAATGCCGTACTTCTGAATAGCCGTAGCCTCTTCAATAAATGACTGTGCCTTGCTCTTTCCGGGTAAACAAAGCCTATTTGCTCTATACTTATTCGTTATGTTGTCTGCCGAACCAAACACTTTAAGGCGCGTAACGATGTTGCTACTATCTACATTCTGCCTATCGAGAGCGTATAAGCCCTTACCCTTTCCGAACTCAAAGACAAAAGGGTGCGTTGTGCCAACTCTCTTGACGAAATCTATCGTTCGCACGCCATCACGAACCGATATATTTGCCTCTACATCAAAAGTCTTACACAAGTTCTGATATACAGCCAAACAATTATCACCATCTCCAAAGGTCAGAGTTTTATCCGAAGCAGTATCTGGGCAAGTACCCAACTTCCATTTATCGGGGAATACTCTATTAGCATTAGCAATAAGCACAGTCGCAAATCTCTTCAAATTCCCCGTCAAGGCATCGCCCTGAACGTCTTGAAGTGTATTGCCCGTCGTCTCAATCGTTACGTCGTAGAATGCTCGTAAGAGGTCATACTGGACACCCTCAAAGGTTAGATCATACGCATACTTATGTACACCTGATTTGCGTACCCTAGGCAATTGATTTAGGGTATATATGCGCCCGAATACACTTATCCAGTCGCCTATTTCGTGCTGTTGTGGAAATGGGCTTTCAATGCTAATCTGCACAAGGTCATCACCAAGTAATCCCCACGACTGCTGAGCTTGCGTTATCGCAGTGGCTTCTTTCTTTACGACAAGAGGATAGGTAGTGCCATTCCTCCGCGTTACTATAATTTGTTCCATACAAGGGTAGCATTTGAATTAAATGATGTGATCTCGTCGATACACCCAGTTACGATGATTAGGTACTCTTTGTTCTCCTTATATTCGTGTGATAAGGTCAAGTTCTTACCTGCTATATCCTCATCAACACGACCATCACCCCAAAATACATTAACATATTTACTTGTCGTGATATTTATTGTGCAGGTCTTCGTTGCTTCTGATGTACGTGCATACTTGAGCACTCTTTTAATGGGATAAGGCTCGGTGAGTTTCAGTTTAAACGTGCCTATCATATTATGCTCACTCCAACGCTTAGACACACTTATTTCGTCCTTACAATAGACCTCATAGACAAGGGGCTTCGTGGGGTGAACATCCACAAATAAACGTTGCAAGCCTCTTGCATCAAATAGCTGTTCAAACTCGGTTAGCTTTACAAGAAAATCGATTTTGTCTGTCGCCTTAATGAAGCACGTTAGGGTAATCTCTCGTGCTTCGTAGTATTTATGCGTCAAATCAACATCCTCTCCATGATAGTTATCCCAAGAGAACTTGGAAAGCCCCTTTAACTTAGGGCGATTAAGCAGTCCTTCAGACTCGGACACATACACACCATAGTCTTTGAAGTTAATGCCGTTTATGCTGTAATTACTTTGATATGCCATAAGCTAATAAGTCTTCTTATCCTTTTCTACTACCTTGATAACACTATCATCATTTTGCTCAAATCTGAGTGTGCCACCATACCTATTTATATGCACTTTTGCCTTTCCCGCACTCGTTACACAAAGAGTAGAGTCATCAAACATATCAATTTCCACAAAAGCATCACCCTCGGCAACCACATTGACCTCCGACTGGTGCTTGGCAAAGACCTCACACACCTTATATCCTGTTACTTTGATAGTCGCTTTGGTCTTACCAAGAGCAACGCAATAACGGAAGTTTACAAGATTGACACTATCATCAAGGAATATCCCCTTTTCTTCCATTACACCCTTGAAATGCTCACGTATGTAGTCATTTGTAGGATAATCATTTGAAAGACAGAAGTCTATCCCCCTTATGTACATATCAACCATTGCGCGTTTATCGGTTAGCTTTCTTAGCTCCTTGTACCACTCCTCGCAAATACCATTCTTTTTAGCCTGCTTGGCTAGTTCTTTTGCAACTGCATCCATACTAATCCTAATACTTTACTTTAATCCTTGAGATCTCAAATTACCACTCCCAGCATTTATATCTTTCAGTTCTCTGTGAATGTCAACTAAGAGCTTATTATACGCTGTATTTTGAGCTATCTGACTGAGTGACGCCAACTGCTGCCTAAGCATATTGTTAGCTTCGCCTTGGTTGATGCGCATAGCATTCAGTTGTCCAGCCACGATGCTTGCTGTTTCTTCCGATACACCCTTGACAGCTCCGGTTAGAGAGGTGTCCGCCTTATCGTCATTGAACTTAAGCTTGCTCTTAATGGCATTGAATGCACTTTCAACCTTTGGCAACTCTGCATTCAACTCCTGATACAAGGAATCTACACTATTAGTTACGACGTTAAAGCCATTGAATCTACCGTCTTTATCTACCCATCTGTCAGTGTATTTATTGATGATATTCTTCATTGGTTCTTCAAGAACCTTTTGGATTAGAATGTTCTTCACAAGCCCATTTACAATGTTCTTAACCGTATTACCCCAGGCTTCCGCTGCATTCTTTCCATTCTCAAAGGCACTCACAAGAGCATCTCCAAGTTGTGAAGCAACGCCTTTTGCATCTGTACCCAAGAGCTTCTGTTGCATCCCATTCACCATATCGGCAATGTTTCTATCAAGCTCTCGTTTACGCTCTTGCCACTCTCTTATCTTGCCGTCATCTTTCTTCTTCTTCCCCCTCTCGGCTTCCATCATACCTTGAAGCTCTATCTGCTGTTGCTTCATGTTCTTTATTGCAGCCTGAGAGTGCTTATATGACTCGCCCGACAAGGCTTTAGATATTTGCCATTCTAATTCTTTGTATGAAGAAGTCAGGTTGTTTATATTCTCTTGATGTCTCTTTATTGAGCGTTCTGCACGTCTATCATTCGCACCTGCAAAATAGCTAATGGCAGAACCAACAGCTTTAATAGTGCCACTAACGGCTTGAACCGGATTGCCTGACATAAAGCCCATAACAGCATCTTGAGCACCACTAGCAAAACCTTCAATAGCTTTTACTGCATGACCGATTTCTTCCGTACCCTCAACGCCTAGCGCATCTAGGGTTTGTGTTACATCCTCTAGAACACCTTTTAGTTGATTGCCCGCTCTAGCTGAGTCTTCAAAAATACCTGCCATTGCCGCAATCTTTGCGTCATCGTTCGTAGCATTCTTTAGGTCTTTAAATCCCTTAGCTATCCCTTTAAATGGATTTCGCGTTCGTATCTCTGTACCTAATGCTTTTACCTTGTCTTGTATAACTTTAAAGTCTTCAGGAGATAGTTCTATCCCCAAGACCGCAGTTTTACCTTCAATCATAGACAAGAGTTTTTCAAGTTCCTTAGTCCCCATCTCGCTAAAGTTCCCGAAGATTTTAGCCCAATCGGGACTATCCCTCATCTCATCTATGGCAAGCTTGCTCATAGCCTTGCCTTTCTCTTTGTTTAGGCGATCTTCAAGTTCTTTGTTCTTATGCTCCCTGGCAATGGCTATCTTCTCGTCATACTCCTCGGCAATGGCAGCTCTTTTCTCCTCAAAACTACTGTATGTCTGAATCATCTTATCATACTCGGAATCTCCTGAAACTTTACTGTCTCGGCTATACTGCTTTTTCCTCTCGGTCATCGCCCTATCAATACGAGCTCTTTCCTCGTCAGTTGTCGCCTTGACACGCGCAAGAGCAAGAGCAGATAAATCAGCTTGATACTTTCTATCTAGTTCTAGCTTCCTATCTAGATAGCCGGCATAATCGGTAAGCAATTTTTCCACTTGAGACTGAAAGGCATTGTTACTATCTTTCTCCGCACGGTCAAGAATTTCACGCTGCGCGTTGTCTATATAAGAGCCATCACCCAAGAGAGCTTTTCTTTTCTCGGCTATAATACTCAAAGCATCAACGGCTGTTTTAGCCTGTGCGATTTCTTGAGATAAAGCCTCGCTATAATCTTTCAAAGCATCCTTGCCACTCTCTTCACTAATAGCCTTATCAAGGGTGTTTATCTTCTTGGCATTAGCCTTTGGATTGTCAGATAGTAGTTTGTCTCTCTCCTTCTGGAGATACTCAAGATATGTCTTACCATTCTCAATTAGCTTCTTATAGCTTTCTTGGGCATTCTTTTTCGCTATATCATCACCACCGGTAAGTATTCTCTTATAATCTTCATAAGCCTCTTTGCGCTTTTTCAACTCCTCCAAGAATGGGTCTTTGGTTGATTGAGTATGCTTACCTTTAGAGCCTTTCCCCTCTTGCAATTTTTTCTCCAGCTCGGCTATTTCCTTTTGCTTTGCGATATACTCCTTGCTTCCTATTTTTAGATTATCAAGAGCCTCATTTGCTTCACGCACTTTTTCCTGATAAAATTTTCGCGTTCCTTCTATTGCGGAATTACTAGAAGAGTTAATACCTGCATTCTTCTCCAAAGTGCTGGCTTCTTTATTCCAAGTCGCCATATCCTTAAAGGCTTCATCAATCTCCTTTCGAGCTTTCTCCGCCTTTTCTAAATATATCTCCTTGTCGCTCTTTGCATCTGATGATAGAGATTGAGACGTAACATTCATTGCTGAACCGCCAGTACCTATATACGACCAAAAAGGTTTTTTGTTGCTGGCATTCTTTGCCATTTCATCATAGGTCGCAGCCTCTTTAACCGATTTCATCGCTTTTTCATAAGCTATTGCAGCCTTAGCTCTTGCGATAAGACTATCACGAAAAGGTTTAGCCCCTGCCGTAAACACACGCTCAGCTTGAGTTACATCATCGGTAGAAATACGCAATTCTTGCATTTCTTTTGCATTATCACGGATATACTTGCGCTTTTCTTCTAGAGAATTACCCAAATCGTCCCATCCTCTTTTTAGTTTCTCAAAGCTCGCCAATTGTTTGTATGCACCATCGGCAACGCTCTCTGCCCATTCTCGACTTTCTTTCTCCGCCTCATTCGCCTTATTTACAAAGTATGCTACAGTTCCAGCAATGGCAGTTAAAGCTGCAAGAAGCCAACCAACACCAGGGATACTAGAAATAGCAACACCAACAGCTCGAAAAGCACCTGCTAGAGTAAAGTTTGCCGTAGTCCCGGCGACAGCACTAGCAGTCTGAACTCCTTGAGCCGTTGCATTTGCTCCCGAAGCAACAGCATTATGCTGTTGGGCTATGGTGTTAGTCTCTACGGCAACAGCCTCCTCTGTTTCGGCTACGGTTGCCGCCTTTACTATTCCAGTCCACCATTTTTTTAGGTTATTCAATGTAACAAGCCGAAACGCACTATCCTTATTTAAGGTTTGCGCTACCTGTTGCATACCCATAGTTATTGCCATTACGCTTTGAACCTTGGTCATCACCTTCTGCAGGTTGTCGTTTTCTCCGGCAAAAAGAGATACAGCACCTGTAGCGGCAGATAGTCCACCCGATAAGCCGGATATGCCTTGTATGACGCCTTGGAATTTTGCTTCATCGTTCGCAAGAATACGCCCTTGCTGTGAAATATCCCCTTGGATATCTTGAAGTCGGCCTAGTTCATTTACGAGTTTTTTATATGCTTCACTCTCTTCATTGATACCCTTATCGACAAGGAAAGCCATATCTTCTTTTAACTCTCTTATCCGACCACGCAGAGATTGGTGTGCTTTTGCATTTGTTTCTACAGCTCGTGTTGCCTCTTCTCTCTTTTGGGCTTCCTGCTCTAGTGCATCAGAGAGGCTTCTGCTTTCGGCCAATACTTGCTTACGCACGGCAATCTCGCCTTGAATACTCGCCTGTCGCTCTTGTATAGCATGTACTGCCTCCTGATTCCCTGCCGAAAAGGCCGCTCCAGCATCTTTCCCTAGTTGGTCATATTGCGCCTCAAGTTTGGCGATTTCGGCTTCGTGGATCTCACAAGCTGTGCCTATTTTCCCTAGGGCTTGTCTTATGTTCTCGCTAGTAGCTTGAAAAGCCTTATCCATAAGTCGCCCACTTGATGCTGTTTCATCTGAAAGCCCCTGTACTCGTTGGACTGTCTCATCAATAGCCCTTAGCAAATCATCATTCTCAAGTATTGCCTTGAAAGAGAGTGCGCCGTTACTTGTATTCTCCATTTACATCAGCGTATTTATGTAATCCATTATATCTTCACTGTTGCTATGCGATAAATGCATACAATCTTCTTCCTTGCTATCTTCTAAATCGATATTTGGTGCATCAATCATCATCTTTTGAACTGTAGACCAAGAGATGCCTTCTGTTAAGTAATCCCACGTCCAACCGAAGTAAGCGCAAATAGCTCCTCTCCTGCCGTAGGGACTCTTTAATCCTCTATGTTTTCCTCTATCTGAATTGGACTTGTTGTTCGGTTGGCGGACATCAATCTGATAGAGTTCAAAAAATCCCCAAGATTACACATTGCATTGATGAGCATACATATTTGGTATAGCTCAGACGGCTTTATTCGCAGGGCAAATAGACTTGTGAGTTCCTCTAGACGCTCAACATCTTGGATATACCTAACGACATTACCCTTGCCAATCGTGGGTATCATATATGACGAACCCATAACGGCTAAGGCGACTACTCGAGCAAAGCGCAAAGCGTGTTTCTGCGTCATTTTCTTTGCCTGAACAATACTATCGTCTCCCTTTAATTTCTCCTCATCAATAGCCATTTCCAACCATTCAGCAGAAAGCCTATCAAGAGTGCCTAGAGTAGGCTCTTCAATGATGAATTTGCGTGTTATGGGTACAAGGACTTTCTTCCTTTTTAATCCAAAGAAGTATGATTTACACTGCACTTCGACATCTTGTACCTCAAATGACACGCCTTGATGTATAAGTGAATTGAGTTCTGCACGCTCTTGCTTAAGTTTATCTTTTTCCATCAACAAAACCATCTAAAAAAAATGAAGGAACCCCCGAACTCTCACGGGTTGGGGATTCCGACAACAACAACAACGAAGAAACACTATTAACTTTCTTTTGGGTTGTAAGCACGAAGCCCCTTTCCTTCAGTTACAGCTAGAGGGGTTACGGTAAATTCAACAAGGAAGATACCCTTTGCAGACATATCCGCATTGATAACCGCTTCAATGGAAGCATTCGGCATCTCGAACCAAAGACCCTGTTCACTTTTCACAAGTATTGCCTTATTCTTGACAACCTCACTGCCGTCAAAAGCCCACTTTGTTTTTTCTGTGCCGTTCTTTTCTATCTTCGTGCCACCGACATACTCAACAAGAGTATCAATATCAGCGTCCATGATAGAGAAAGATATTTTCGGAGACTTCTTCGTTACCTTACGCACGACAGGAATGGCATTGCCCTCCTCGAAGTGCTCTGTTACTTCGGAAGTTTCTTGCGAAAACTTAGCACTGTCACGATAGGTTTTACCTATCTTCTTCATAGAAGTTTCTTGTGGCATTGTTCCAGCGGGCGAAGCTTCACCCACCATTATTTCAGCCAATCCTAATGTTACCAACATACTTATTTAACTTTATGATTTAACCAACTTTATGTGTGTATATTCCATGATATACGAATGTTGCAGAAGTGCTGCCTAATGCTTGGTTCTTGCAAAACGGCTTGGCCCTCCGTAATAATCTTCAAGCCTTCAATTCTAGAAGAACGCAGCACATCAATGACGACCTTTGAGATTTCGGATAATCGATTATGATTTGGTTTTAATTGCTCTGTACCATCTATCTTACGGCGTTTATCCGGAACATAGATATTTACATTGCTTGTGGCTATTTGTGGGTAAAAATCTTGCGTCATAGATATTGTATTGATCACAATATCCTCTTTCACAGAATTATCTGGACGGTCATTTTGGAAGTATATACCGCCATTGATAGCATCTTTAACCCCTGATTTAACCAACAAGTCAAATACGATTTCTTCAATCTCAAATGAAGTCTTCATTCTCCTGCCTTTCTTATGTTATCAATCAACTTCTCCAGCATCTTGGGCAACTCTTTCTCGGCCAAATGCTCAGCACTCGTTAGGACATCACGACCTTTACTCTCTAGATACAAAGCGTACGTCATTCCTGCCGTAACGACAAGACAAACACCTTCCGTTTGTTCTCCTATCGCTTGCGCCAATCTCTGACCTGCTTTTGCCCCTGCATCTCCATCTAGCACAACCTCATAAGAAGAATGAATGGCAACACCATCGAAGAATACAGAGTACCCAATTGAAGAGCGAAGATTCCCGGTTTGGTCTTCAAAGCCTTGTTCTTTCGGAATTGAACGTGCGCGATTCACGCACATTTCACCAAGAAGCTTTAGTCGCTCAATTTGCCTCTTCTGGACACGCCATAAAAACATATCCAAACGACCACGGACATCTTCCTTTCTAAACTTGGCTTCTATACCCATAACCTAGAGTGCAACTGCCCCTTATCAAACTTTAATGCAATACCCGAGATGCGAATATTTGAGCCATCTCTGCTATCAGAAACAAATACGCTGGTACCCTCTGTGACAACTAAATCTCCTTTGGGGATTTGTATCAAGGACGAATATTTACGATAAGTTCCATCTGCAGTTTGAACCTCTGCCCCTCTTCCATCTGTTTCTTCTCGGCACATGGAAAGGAATGTAACCTTCTGTACCTCATCAGACCAACGGCCGTTTTCTTTCTGAACCGACGGCTCAGTCATGACGGCAAACAGATAGTGTGGGTATTGCTTCACCATATATTTGACCGGTTGCGTATTTTAGGACGAGAAAACAATACATTGTCAAGCTTAAGTTCAGTGCAAAGTGCATTGTAATAAAGCTTCACGGCATCAACATTCCACGAAATCGAATATCCCCCTTCAGATACATTTTGCATAGTACCCTTGAGAATAATGGACATTCTATGATATGTGGATAAGTCACAGGCCTTAACATCAACCTCGGCATCAGCTTTAAGTCCGCCTTTGATTAAGATAATATCTATCGCATCATCATCTATATTCAGACCCGAAAGTGCCTTTTCAAGGTATTGTTTGTTTGTCATTGCCTTAGTTGCTTTGAATTTGTGTGATAAAAGTTGCTCCCGCGTTGAAACTTACCTACGAGTCGTGAGGTATCGGGTCTTTCGTTCGCATTGCCCTTTCTGCTTGCAATCATTGAGGGCTGCCACTCGTGTCATTAGAAGTCGGCGATGCACCGCCATTAGACCAGCAACCGTTTATTCACACAAATAATTAGTTAGTTCTTATTCCAAGAAGTAGCATTGACCTGCATAAGCACCGAACGACCAGCCAAATTCCACGCTGGGAATAGATTACTGATACCCTCTGTTACCTCTTGTACAGGGCTTTCCGTTGAATACTTCTTGATTAGAGTATGCCCAAACATTACCTTTTCGGCAACACTTCCTGGCATCTTCTTAGCATCGATAGGACGCTTCCAATAGGTATTACCCAAGACCTTACTTTCAGAGAACAGAATGACATCATCTTCAAATGGATTTGAAGTGTTGCGGGTACCATCAGCAAGTTCAATGGTAATATCTTGGTCAATTACCACGATTTGAAGCCCCTTGTACAGCTCTTTCTTCTTAGCAAGATAGGCATTCACCGTCTGCAAGTCTGGGGTATCCGTTGCCCCCGTGATGCTTTCAATCAGCGTAGCACACTTCTTGACAACCTCTTCTTGCGATGCAAACTTGGCGAACGTATCCACGTTCATAAACATGAACTTATAGTTCGCACCTATGCTCTTTCCCTTTTTTAGTACAGCAGGAATATCCTTTGACAACGGCTTACCAGCACTACCCGTGGTGTAAGACACTGAAACACCTACCTTCTGCTCGCTTGGTATCATGTAGTCTACATCATACTCTGTCACGATAGAAGCGTTATTGGAATTTGTGAACTTCACCCTACCTAGTGAAATCTGACGAAGAGCAATCCATTCTGCACGTGCAGCAACGCCGTCCCAACAGAACTTAGTATCTTCCGCCCAAAACTCTACAAGTGCTTTAAGGTCGGGATTATTACCGGCCATTGCCACCATAATATCATATTCGGTAAGCTCATCCTCATCCTTCTCTCGTGAGATTGCAATCTTGGGAATATCTCCTTGAATACGGCTAATCGCATCACGCATCTTTTTAGATATCGTTGCGCCTCGTGAAACAAGGTCGGCAGCGATTTTCAAGCCTGCTTGAGCCTCTAGCATCTTCCAGCTTAGGGTGTTTGTTTCCTTGAGAGGGAATAAGGTTGGATAGTAGTAATCCTTCAAGTCGTAAGTATGAATTACGGCTTCCATATTTTTTTCGTCCAACCCAACCATCAATGATTTTAGCATATTGAATTATTTTGAAGGTTACACATACACTACACCCTTGAGTGCAGTTTTAATCTTATCATTCACAATTGGCGCATTATCGCCTCGGACAACACCAATTACCCAAGCAGATACAAAGAGATTATCTCCAGTGGTAACATCTTCGCTTTGTCCGGTAACGGCAATTGGTGTGATCTTGAGGTTGTTACCTTCACTTGCACTCTCAAAAGCACAATCACCGGCATTAACCGCCTTCCCGAGAGTTGCCTGAAGGGTGATTACATCTTTACTCTCATTGCTTGTGTCAATAGCCGTAATCAACTGACCATTACTATCGTTTACGGCAAATCTATCACCACTCTTAAAGTGATGGCCCTTAGCAACTTCATACTTTGTTGCACTCTCGTTAGCTTGAGTTAATATTTTAGCCGTCTTACAAACGACAAAGAGGCCATTATCTGACTTCCCGATAGGCGTACCCTCGTAGAGTGCATGACCTCCCAAGTTGGCGACGGACACGCTCACGCCTCCCGGTATATCAGCAGTTCTGTGAAGCAGACACTTCACAACCCTACTATCCTTTTTCCTTTTGATGGTTAAACCCATAGTTGCAATAAATTAAGTTTATACTTCCTTGCCCTTAAGAGCGTTGGCTTCGGGCTTTTGCGATGCAATAAAATCGGCTACAGGCTTTGAAATGCCCTCTTCCGTTCTATCCGCCATCATCGGTGCTCCTGCGCCATGATGTAATGATGCATCCGCCACACTCTGATTTGCTTTCTTGATGTCGGCGTCTTTCTCCGTCAAGTATTCATTAAATGCATTTTCATCGGCAAAATTCATTCGTCCAAAGTCCTTAAGGGTTTGTTCCTTAAATGTGGAGTCCTTGCACGCTGAAAGTTTATCTTGAAGTGCTTGAAGCCTTGACTTCCCAACTTCCCCCTGTTCGTACTTATCTAAGCGATCTTGCAGTGGCTTGACAGCACCTGCAACAGCATTAGCAACAATAGTAGCGATGTCATTAGGGTTATTGTCATCTCCATTCGGAATCACGGGATCTGTTTTCTTCTCCACAAGGTCAAACTTCTCCTTAAGATTCTTCTCGAAGGTCTTATTACCCTTAGACACTTCCTCATCAACCACTTTGCGATACTCTTTTACAAATTCAGTCACTTGCGCATCGGTGATTTTTTCCAAAAGAGCTTTCGCTTCCTCCTCATTAGCACACTGTAGCGCAAGCGTGCGCGCCAGATGCGCTAGTCCATCTTTTCGCACGCCTCTATACTTTGATACCAGTAGTGCGAGCATCTCTTCAAAATTCATACTGAATAGGTTTAGTGTTACAAATCAAGACAAAGGTAAATTCTTTCATAGTGATATATTCATTTTTACAAGATGACTTAAGTATAAGTTATTTGTCACTGATTGATTGCTTTTTCTCCCTCTAAAAAAATATAGGCAAAAAACATGCTTATGCATTTGCATTGCAATGTATATGCACGTATAATTATGTTGCATCAACGTTGCATAAAAGATGTGCAACTAGATGGTATCAAGATGCCTCAGAAGTACCTCCAAAGACGCAAAACGCCCTCTTCTATATATATTGATATACAAACACTTAATACATTTGTTATGCATTTGCATTGCAATGTATATGCAAAGAAAAGGAAAGGAAAGTATATATATACTATATATTCACTATCGTTCATATATAGTAGTATGGTGCGAAAACTTCGTTTTCTTCAACACATATAAGGTGAAATTATTTGATAATCTAAAAGAAAGTTGTACCTTTGTAATGACAAACAAGAATCCCCATCTCTTCTCAGATGGACATAGCCACCTCAATGGTGGCTTTTTTTCAATAAACACCTATGATGCAACGAGTAACATTTTATGTAGATGGATTTAATTTCTACTATGGTATTAAATCAAAGAAAGGGGTTGACAAACGATGGATAGACGCCTATTGGATTGATGTCGTCAAGTTCTTTCAAAGTTTCCTGTCAGACCAACAAGAGCTTGTCAAGGTCGTTTATTTCACAGCTTCTCCTCTTGACCCTAAGAAGAGTAGTCGTCAGAGTGCTTTTCTTAATGCAAACAAGGCTATCAATAAGGATAAATTTGAAATAGTCAGGGGGCAGTACATCACAAAGACAATATTATGCCCGTACTGTAAGCATTCCATACCTCGCCCCGAGGAGAAAAAAACAGACGTCAACATCTCAATACGCATGATAGGAGACTGCGTACAAGATCAGACAGACATCGTTGTTCTCGTGAGTGCCGACAGCGACTTGTTACCTCCTATTGAATTTATACAACAGAACTACAAAGAGAAGAAGATAAGGGTATACTTCCCTCCGACAAATTTCAGCAAAGACATATCTAAGAATATTCAAATACACAAAGGAAAGGTAGTGAACTTAGAGAATAACCTAAACAAGTTCATATTGGCAAAGATGCCTGATATCGTTGAAGACCATGAGACTGGAAAAGAATATACAATCCCCACCGAATGGAAATAGAACAGCACCCGTCATTACCACCTTTGCAAAATCCAGAATAACCCTAAAAACATAAAACAATGAAGAAATTTCTAATTACAATGGTCGCTAGACACTACCATCTATCATATAGTCTTATAAAAAATAGTTAGGTATGGTAATGATTCTTACGATAGTCGCATTTGTATGTTTTATTGCCACTATCATGATACTTTCATTCTGGTCTAAGGGGTCTTATAAACCCCAAAAGACAAGTTTTACAGATGAACAAGAAAAGTGGCTTCAAAAGGTAGGTAGTATTTTCAGTGAAAATAAAATCCTTTCATTCTTAGATGTATATGTGGAGTGTGGAATGCCTAGAGAAATCGCATACTCAAAGAATCTTGATGCCATTCAACATGCATTCCCTTTTAGCAAAGAAGAAACAAAACATGATGGATACTCCGTTTTTACCGCTTATCAATGGGCTATACAAAACCGCCATACATTAAAATATGGCACATTAACACCCATAGATGAAACCCGATATAGATTGCATCTTCAAAAAGGAGAAGTTATTCTTCATCGCATAAATGGAGTTGTACTTCACCAAGAAAAAACTACACGTTATAATATCGCATATTCCGGCATAAGATGGCAAAGTGGTATGATGCGTGCGGGAAGTATGTCTTTTATAGGTAATGAGATTACTCGTTTTACCCCTATGGATATAGGGCGGTTATTCATAACTAACCAACGTATTTTATTTGTAGGTCATCAAAAAAATATAACGAAATCCATTCCTGTAAGAAGTGTATTGTATTATAATCTATACCAAGATGGGGTGTTAGTAAATATTCCCAACAGAAATCCAATACTTTTTGAGTTTGAGATAGGCTATGATGCTGATTTTGAGCTTGTGCAAGATGGATTAAACGAGTTTATCATTGTTCTTGACAGAGTCCTTTCTGAAACAGAAACAAAAAATCTAGAATAACACTTGCTCATTTGAAAATTATGATTACATTTGCAGTGTTCCAAGATGGTAGTTACTCTACTCCGTAGGGCAAGCGGTTAAGTTGCTCACATCACAAGGTGGGCATTTTTTATTGCCCATCTTGAAGATATAGGCGGTTGCCTTTTGCGTAAGATAATCAAAGCTCTCGGAGTGGAGACCATCTTGGAACAGCGCAAAATGGCAGCCGCTTTTCCTATGCCTATAACCATCTACAAATGTTCCAAGATGGAGAATTTAGTAATTCAAAGCCCACAAGGGCGAGATGTAACGACAAGTCTAATCGTTGCGGAGGTGTTCGGTAAAGAGCACCGCAAGGTATGTAGAGACATCGAAAGCCTCTCTTGCTCAAACGAATTTAGGGTGGCCAATTTTGTCCAGACCCCCTACACCCACCCACAGAATGGACAAGAGTATCATTACTACGAGATGACCAAGGACGGCTTCTCGTTCCTGGTGATGGGTTACACGGGTAAGAAAGCTGGTGAGTTCAAAGAAATGTTCATCAACGAGTTCAACAAACGCGAAATGATGCTCAAAAGCGATGATTACATTTTAGCACGCTCACAAGAAATTCTACACAATCGCTTGCTGTTGGCAGAAAAGCAACTTGAAGCAGCACAAGCGACCATTAACAGCCAGAGTGCGCAACTCAAGGCGCAGGCATCAAAGGTTGAGTACACGGATAACGTGTTGAACTCAACAAACACGTACACGAGTACGCAGATAGCCAAGGAACTAGACTTGCGCACGGCGGAACAACTTCACGGCATACTTAAAGACCTAGGGGTTATGATACGCCAAAGCGGTCAATGGATGCTATCAGCTAAGTATTGCGGTCAGAACTACACGAAGACACGCACACACTCGTACACTCGCCAAGATGGCACACAAGGCACTAACAACATCACCGTATGGACAGAGCGCGGTAGATGGTTCTTACACAAGTTAATGGAAAATCAAATTCAAGGGTAATATATCGTCATGGAAACAATAGTAAATGAAATCAAGAGTCTACAAATCAGTGATGCAACGGCACGTTTAATAGCATGCCAACGCTTTACAGACGACATCTACGAGAACATTATGAAAGCCCTTAAGGATATGTACGGCGAATATGCAGGTGAGGAAATCATGGAAAAGAAGTGTCTCCACATCTTCAACAGCGTTGAGAGTGTAATCCGAGAACTTATTGCCGAGTCAATCTCCAACAATATCGAGAGGGAAAGAATGAAAGCAATCTAAATAGATGATCAATAGAGATAGTCCCCTATGGTTTGTACAAAATGCATTCCATAAGGGGTTTATCCTTCATCTTGTGTATCTTTGCTAAAAAGACTAGGCAACTTATGGAGCGCATAGAGCTATCAAAATCGGGAAAACAGGTCTTTCGCCTATTGGATAAGGGCGTATACACCCGTCCGGACTACATAAGCCCCTCCGACTTTAACAACGGAGCAAGAGAACTAAGGAATAAAGGTCTTGCAGTCTGTCACGAAGAAGAGGGTGGAGATGTCATCATATCTCGATTAACGGATATGGGCAAGCGTTATTCAGCGTTCAATCCGTCATTATCCAATCCCATTGACTGGAAGTGGATAATAAGCACAGCCATAGGGCTTATATCTCTTGCCGTAGCCATAATTGCCCTCTTCGTGGCTTGCACAGAGCAAGGATAATTATAATAAAAAGAAATAGATATGTTAGGCGCAATAATAGGAGATATTGTTGGTTCTCGTTTTGAGTTCAACAATACACATATATTAGATTTTGAGCTGTTCACAAATGAATGCTCTTTCACAGATGACACAATATGCACGGTTGCCGTTGCAGATGCAATCTTGCGAGGAGTGAGTTTTGAACAATCATTACTTGAATGGTGCAGAAAATATCCCAATCCAAAGGGAGCTTATGGGGGTTCTTTCGGTCGATGGGTTCATTCTCCTAACCCAGAACCATACAATAGTTTTGGTAATGGTTCAGCAATGCGAGTATCTCCCTGTGGATACCTTACTGAAACTCATAACGTAATGAAGTTTGCCCGGGAAAGTGCAGAATGCACACACAACCACCCCGAGGGCATCAAGGGGGCTGAATGTATAGCAAGGTGTATTGAAATGGCTTTATACTCTCGCAAGCATCAAGAGAATGGCAAGCAATTAGTGCGAGAAGTAGCCGAAATGTATGGTTACAATATCCAACAAACCTCTGATGAAATCAGACGCACAAACACCTTTAATGAGACTTGCCAAGTAACCGTGCCACAAGCAATCGTTTGCTTTCTTGAAAGCACAGACTTTGAAAGTGCTATCCGCCTTGCTGTGTCAATAGGTGGCGATAGCGACACAATAGCTGCCATTACGGGTAGCATTGCTGAAGCCTATTACGGAATACCTCAGCATATCCAAGACAAGGCGTGGGACTATCTCCCTAAAGAGATGCAAGAAGTAGTAACTAAATTCAAACAGAAGTATGGATAACAAGCAAGAACTTATAAGGCAATGTCGCTATTATAGAGGTCAAAAAGTAAGCCCTTTCAATGATGGTACAATGGATTGGTTTTGGGATATGGAGCGCGTGTATGTGTCTTCACAAGGTCAATTCACGGGGGAACGTGATTACTACGAACAAATAAACGGAAAATCCTATCCGGGCATTCCGTTTAATTTGCTTATGGTAATGTTCACTTCGTGGGGAAAGACCACCTATTCAATCCAGGATAGTATCAACAACTTCTACAAGCTGATGGACGAATACTTGTTCATTGCTAACGACCATTTCCCAGAAGATAAAATCCCCGGTCAATAGCCTATATTACTATCTGAAACGTAGGATAATGGCTTAATCTCTTGCCCTACCACTTCACAATCGATAAATGTTTTTCCTCCGACTTGGTACACTTTTGTTATTCGCATTAGTGTACCTCGTTGGAACAACGTTTCGTGTTCAGAGCTAAATGTACTAAACCTCTGCTTTCCGTCCCATTTTCTGCCCGCACCATCCCCGTATTCACTGATAGGTTCAATATAGGCGGCTTGCGTACCCTTAGGTGCATACACATTGATAATAACAGACTTATTACTGAATCCCTTGCCCTTTCGGCTACCTGTGGACATAAAACCGCCCTCTTGCATAGTCATACCCACCAAGTCTTGCAAGTCATTTGGCATTTCTCCCCCAGCAAACTTTATTCGTGAAGCAATCACCCCAAGACCGTCATCACCTCGCATAAACCACATATCTTTTGGCAAGATATTCTTACTGATGTAAGAAGTAATGTTGTTTACTCGATGCTCGAAATCTGCCTTTGTCTGATGTCTTAGGTATTTGCGACCTTGCAAAGGCTCGTTCACATTAGAATAATGGTGGGTATATTCATAAACCCTATCCTTTTCATCTTCCGTTGAAGCAATCCAATTCTTCGCCGCAACATCAATAAGGGTCTTATCTGCAACCTTTCCGCTTCCTTTATCCCACACCGCTTTATCCTTGCGTTCTTGCGTATAGGCATCAGGACTAAACCCATTACCCAGTTTGCTTAACTTCTTCAAATCTCGGGCAAGTTTAGCGGCTTCCAGCTTTGATACCTCGTTATTTAGTGCATCAGCCTTGCTTTGAAGTTCTGCAATCGTAGCATTGTTTCCAAGTAGGGATTGAAGTTCAGATACAAGTTGCTTAACCTTTGCACTCTTGGTCTTTTGAGCAAAAGAGAATGAATGGGTAACACTTGCTTCAATTTCTTGCTTATTAATCTTGTATTGAACTTTATCAAGGTGCATCTTGTAGGCATCTTGTGCAACGCCCCAAGTCTTATACTTTGTTTGTGCGCCATACATGTCTGAGCCAAAGTACTCTTCCGCTTCAAACTTCAACTTCTTTGCTTGCTCTTGCAATGTTAATCCACTCCAAGAAGCAAGTTTCTTTTCAACGGCACTATATACACCTTTGAGTTCATCAATCGTAAACTGCTTGTGCCACTCGTGTACATTCGGGATAATGCTAGAAAGAGCTTCTTCCTGCTTCTGCATTTCCCCAATAACCTTTTCAACCTCCTTGGCAATAGATTGCATCTTGACAATATCCCCTGTATCAATAGCGGTTTGTAACGCGGAAAAATCAACCTCACTATAATCCTTAGCTGTATCAAGAACTCCTTGCGCTTCTTGTTTGATAAGAGCGTGCTTTTGTTTTCTTTCCTCCCAACGCTTTTGAATGGCTTCCACCTGTTCAGGGGTACGATTCTTATGCCTTATTGCGGCCTTTTCAAGTAATGTAAGTGGCTTCTCTTGCTGAACGTACACCAATCCTTTCGATAAGTCTCCGTCAATGAAGTTATCTTTAATGAAGTATGGAGTTGAAGCCCAATTACGCTGTCTATCGATATTGTCAGCTACCCAAGATTTGAAGCCTTCGGGTAATTCCGTTACCTCATTCTTTGCCGATAGCCTATTATACTCTTCCCTCTTTAATGCACTCCTTAAATCGGATAGCTCATTTTTATCAAAATCTTCTTCATCCATAAGGATTGCAATTGCATAGCACAAGCACTGCGGGTGAAAACCCTTAAACTTAAACCATTTGGGGTATTTGCCTACAAGCTTACTGCAAAGCTTGCATTCATACATTGGTTCTCGGTTAGACCTATGCACCTCAAAGCCCACGACGAAGTCAAGTTGTTGCCAGCGCAAGTGGTCAGACTCTCGGTAAGCCATATTGATTTCAGAGCGCGTAAGACGCATTGCATTCTTATAGCTACTGCGATATACCCCCTGCCCAGGGTGAAAGGCTTTAGCCGACTTGGACAGCTGAAGATTACCACGCTTATCTCTGACCCTACGAAATAGGCGGTTAGGGTCTTGAAGGTTCTGCCTTAAGTCCCTTGAAAGTTGTTGTGCGCTGCGCCCCTCTCCAAGCCCTACATCAAGCCCAAGTTCTATCTGGTCTTTGTACTGCTCCGTATACTTCCATATACGCTCTGAAAGGTTCATACCGCCTACCTTTCGTTGCTGAAATGATTGCAAAGCATCAAGATTACGGTCTTGCATCTTATTTAGCCTTGCTTTCGTTAGCTTCGTTGTATCTAAGATCGAGGATATAAACTCATCATTCTTTTTGCACGAAAAGAGCCATTGTTTTCTTGAGCCTAGTTCAATAATCGCTTGCATCTTCTTTGCAAGCCCTTTTAACGTCGTTTGAAGCCTTGCCTTAGCCTTGGGATAGTCATCAAAGGAGAATGGTTTTTCGGGCTTATAATCTTCCTTTAATACTGCATTCGCAATATCGGCTGTTGCCTTATCAAACAGGGCATTTACGGCACGTGTATAGGCTGATGTTGCCTTATAATGTGCAACATCAAAGCCCTGAAATGAAAATACCTTTGCTTTCTGTCTTTTAGCCATTCTTTCTTAGTGTGAAATGCTCACATTGTGGGTCTTTAAGGAACTTCGTGAACTTCCCGTCATGGTGGTGCTTGCACCGACACATAAAAAGCTCCCCTCGCCAATTCTTTTCGTGCCAATCATAAGAATGTTGGCAATCTCTACACCTGTATTGCGGCACTTCGGCTAACCGTGCTACCCTTTTTGCCATTATGCATCTACAGGCTCGCCAATAGAGAATGAGTTCTCGGCATTAGCCTCTTCTTGGATTTGTTCGAAGTCCTTTTCAGGGTCTTGCGTGAGGTTTGCACCCTTGACACTTGCTTTCTGTGATACAAGAGGCTTATTGCCATTAGCTGAAAGCCACATATTGATTTCCTCCAGCTCGTTTGTGAGCATATAGGGCGTTATTTCTGGCTCTATTTCCAATAGCTCGGCATCATCCTCTAGCTCTGTATTGAATTGACCGATAAACGCCTTAATCACATTCACGCGTCGTTGCAGATAGTCATCAAAAATCTCCTTTTTATCCTGCACCTTAAGGTGTGCATCCATGAACAAGAGCTTTAGGGCAATACCGCTTATCGCACCAATCCCCTTAACGCTCTCAAAACTAATATCAGGCGTTTGCGATATGGTGTAAATCATCTTCAAGAGCGTTTCAATCTCCAATTTCACACTCTCGGGGGCATTCTGCCAAGACAGATACTGTGCTGTCGCTCCTTCTTCTCCCTCAATGATTGCACCCGACTCTCCTTTCTTAGCAAACCCTAGAATAGTACCGGTTGTGAAAATCTTTGGGCTAGCGTGGTAATCGTTAGTATCGGCAAAGTTTGATAACAATTTCTCCAACCTATCAATCAGGCTATCTACATCTTCCGTCTCGAAGTGCTCTTGATAGCCATAAACAACGGGAATTTTGCCTATCGCTACCGCCTTTGGATAACCTTCCACGACTTCATAGCCACCGCCACGATTAGCCCAAAGCCAGTGTTCCTTATCCGTATAGGTCTCGAAGTACTCCACACTCTGTTTGTCTCCACTAGCTAGAGCACGCGAATATGAACGTGAAAACGCCGCTAGGTCTCCTGTTTCATCAAAGTAAGGGTAAAGCGTATCGCCAAGCATAGGAGAGAATAGAGCACATTTAAGCTTAGCTTTCGTTGGGAAACCATATCTCTTGTGTGGCTTGCCTGAGTTCTGAACGTACCAAATCTCAGCACACTCCTTATATCCGAAGATGCTACGGGCGATTTTCCTATTCTTTGATGTCGTCTTATTATCCCTCAAAATTCGCTCTAAGGCTTGCAAAACCATCTTCTCACCATCTGTTTCGGGTGTCGCATTGTAGGCAACGGGATTACCAAAACAAAAAGAGGCTGCACGCCCTATAATAAGCTTCTGAAGGGCTATGGCAATACGTGCTACCTTCTCTATCCGATAGGCTCCGCCACCACCTGCATCAATAACCTTGTCGGCTTCATCCGAGGCATTGTCAATCTTCACACGCTTATCTGGGCGGATAATAGGGTTGTGAATATCGTGCAACTTGGGGTTAAGGGTTTTCCTAGCTTTCTCCGCATTGGGTAGTGCAATTGGTCTACCATTCTTCAACTCAGCTACAATATCATTTGCTGAACCTTGCTTAAATAATTCTTCTATTGGCATAACTTCAATTTCTTTTATAGTGATATATATTACCGTCCAAAAAGACTTGCTACGTCAGACTTCTCTCTATTTCTTCGCTTCTCTATTGTACCTGTAAGGGCATCGGGGGCATCGTCGTGGGGGTTCTTGCTTACCTTCATATATCCGTTGATAGTTGAGGCGAATTCAGGGAAAAGTTTAGTCCACCCCAAAGGCATAAATGTTAGATTCTGAACCGCAGCCGAATGTACATTGATACGCACATCCTTATTCTCGGTTTGATGAAACCACTTAAACCTAGTCTTATCATTACCCAACACTCGGCACTGCTTCTCTACAGCCCTTTGGAAACCTCTACCGCCGTTGTTACTCTCCACGATACACTCTTGCACTTGGTGCTTGCTTAGCATACGAGCTAATGCCGTCTCGGTATACTCCATAGGCTTCTGAGTGTACAGGACGTCTACAATGTAATTGCCAAGCTCTGTTTCATCGTACACAATAGCACACAAGTAGTCCGCCCCGGTGTCTGCCGTGTCCACGTACGCTTTTCGTATGCAGTACTTCGTTGCTGGCTTGATTTGGTATTCCGTAAATCCAAGATCATACATAAGCCCTTCACTCGGTTTGGGATCTTGTTGATAAAGGCTATCAAACACGTGAGGATTACGCTTTCTTATGGCTTCCAGCTTCTCAAGGTTGTGACGCTCTTCCCACAACGCCTCTCCCTCTTGTCGCGGATCGTAATCCGTTGGCGCGCCCTGCTTGATAGCTTGGTAGATGACCACCACCCAGCCGTTAGGATTGTCCACGGGGTGATACTCCCCCTGCTGTCTTAGCAATGTCCCTGCTAGGTCGTCTTCGTGCCACCGAGTGAAGACAATAAGTTGCTGTGAATTGTTGTGTAATCGGGTTTCCGCTACCGTGTCGTACCAATCCGATACACTCTCACGCACGGTTGAAGACCACGCAGTCTTGGCATCTTTGTAAATGTCGTCCATAATCAGGACATCCACAGGCTCACCCGTCAGCGCACCACCTACACCTACCGTCTTGAAGCCACCCAAACGACCGACGATTTCGCATTCATCAGCATTGCGTAGCCAAGAACCTGCAACAGTTGTTACGTTGCTTGAATTGAGGCATGTATTTGGAAATATCTCTTGATATTCGGGCGTGTCAATGATACGCTGGATCTCACGATTGAATTTGCGTGCCTTGGGGGCATTATAGCTAACTATTGCCACCCTTGTATCGGGTCTTTCGCCAAGAATAAAAGACGGTAAACGCCTTGTTGATCCCTCGCTCTTGCCGTGTTGCGGAGGCATGAACACCATTAATTTCTTAATCTCCTTGTGCGCAAACTTTGTCAGTACCCCATAATAGCGACGGTGAAAGTCGGCAGGCTCAAAGGTAGGCATCGTAGACAGGGTAAAACGCAAAAGGCTGATACGTGATTCACGCACCAACCTCTCTTTTAATGCTTGCATATATCTCACCCGTTCGTCTCTGCTCATTTGCTCAACTTACCTTCAAGTTCTTTAATTTGCTTATCCAACTCTTCATCTGAAAGGCTCTTAAACAAGTCTTTGCCGTCCTTACCTGTAACCTCTGTGGTCTGTCTATTGCGCCACCTTGAGGGGTCGCCATTGGTCAAGGTGAAAATAACTGCTGCGGTATCTGGCGCAACGTGCTTCTTCTGCGTCGTCTGCTCTTTTATTGTAGGCTTTGAGGGGTCTCCCTTTGTTGGTACGGTTACAACCTTTGTTTCTGTTACCTCATAGCCTTGTATCTTCTTCAGGAGAGATTTCTTAGCCTCGAGAACAAAGAATTGCATCCTCGCGTCGTGCGCTTCGTCTATCATCTGACGGAAGTCTTCATGTTCATCTTGCCACCTATGATAAGTCGCTGGCGAAATGCCTACTTGTTGGCAAATCTCAGCGATGGTATAGCTATCTGACTTCAAAAGCCCGATAATCCGCTCAACTACCTTTCTGTTATATTTTGCCATAAATAGTCCAAACTTCTTTTTATTGTTGTTATGTCTTGATTCTCTTATTGATAGGGTTATTCTTTTAGCTCGCACTTAAAACCCCTATCTTGTAACTCTCTGAATAACAATGACAATTTTGTAACATCACCACACTCAACGATTAGTCTTGTGTCGATTTCCTTTTTAGACTCTTCTTGACTCTCTTCTTCAGGTTCACTCATAGAAACGCCCCATTCTTCTGGGTCAAAATCGAATTGCTCCGCACATTGCATTATCATTTCTTCATCCCAAGACAGATTAGCCTTACTTGTCGCGTTATCAGCAAGTGCTAATTCTCGCCCTACCTTACTATCAAGGTCAATATCATTCCGTTTGACAGCAACAAGAGTACTGCCATCTGTCTCGATGACAAGAACCTTTTCATACCCAAGTTCACCGGCTTTTTCTGTGGTCTTGTTGCCTGATATAATGCGATTATTTTTATCTAGTAGAATAGAGCGTCCTAGTCCGAATTTTCTTAGGCTTTCATCCATTAGATGTTCACCAAACTGAGTCCCTTTGTTAAAGTTCTTATTATCGGGTATCAGCTTATCTATGCTTGTCTCTAAAACCTTTGCCATAATAGGTTATTGAGATTAAATGGAACGTTTATATAGTTAGAAAGGAGTAGGAATAGGAAGGCACCTGCAATAGCTCCAAGCAGAGTAAAAGCAAAGTCTAAGAACTCTACATTTCCATGACCCTTTGCGTCCCACCATTCTTTTATTCCACCGATAAATCCTCCAGCTATTAGTCCACCCCAAAATCCAGAAAGAAGACTCAAGACAAGAGAAATAACAAGCCCCGCCACAAAATGCTTATGCTTATCATTCTGACGGCAAGCAGAGATAATAGCTTTCAGTGAGCTAATGATAGGCGAACGTCTTTTGAATACATTTGAGCCTGCAACAAACACAGGAGGTTGAGTGCCCCCAGAGAGGACACCCAACCAAACCTTACCACCAAACAATATATTTATACGCTCCTTTAACGTCGGCTTCCAACACGAGACACATTGTTTTCCGTCGCTCCAAACGTGAAGCGATGCACACTCTTTATCTGTCATCGTTGATGGCTTCTGCAATACTTTTGTGGACTGCTTAAAATCTATTGGTTTCATATCTTCTTATTGCTGTAATCTTATTATGCAAATATAGCATTCTATATCACTATAACATAATAAAAACAATAGAAAGATATTACTTACTTATTTACGGACAACCGAATTGGGAGTCCAGAATACGACCAAGCGAGTAACACTGCATCTCTTGCATCTTGATTTGTCCGCACGGTCAATCCTGTAAATGAAGATAATTCTTCGTGAGTTATTTTCCCATCCTTACCTTTCCAGCACTTTCTTAATGGGAAATGCTCCAATACCTCAATGCCAAGATGCTGGCACATTTCAACAATCTTCTTGCCCGTTTCGTGATTGCGTCCTACATCGTAGCCTTTTGATGCTGCACGTTGCTTTCGCTCCCAAGATGACAAGTGCCAATTTCCTTTTATCAGCCAACTTGCTTCAACAAGAACAATTAAAGTTTCCCCTTTTTGCCCCTGAATACTCTTTACCTGATTGATATAATCAACAACTTGGGGGAATGTTAAGTTTGATACCTCTAAATGCCTTGTTGAGGGCTTTAAGAAAGCCACACCCGAGCGAGTCACATCTGGATCAACAGCTATAATGTTATCATACTTTATTGGTTTCATTACTCTCTAATTAGAATGGTAACCCACTACTATTATCTTCCCGTTGAGGCTGAACATTTGAAGATGACATGCCATCACTTTTGCCTCCACAGAGTTGAACCTCTGAAGCATTGACGCTAACCGATACTTGAGGCGTTCCGTTCTTGTCTCTGTATACCTTTGTTCTAAGAGTTCCCCGAATAAATACCTTTGTACCCTTCTTGAGGTAAGACATAATCCCCCCACCATCTCCATACCATAAGATAGATACCCACGTTGTATATTCCGTCTTATTCCCTTTCTGGTCTTTTGAATACTCAGTGCAAGCAACACTGAAGGAAACATACTTTTTCCCTCCGAACTCTTTTACTTCGGCATCGCTACCGATATTGCCGATAATCTCTAACTTCAACATATTTTTCGCTTATAGTGTCAATTCAATACTCATTTTTTACATCATGAAGATAGGAACGAATATTTAAGATAAATCCCTCTAGATTACGACAAACGCAGCGAGCATAACCATTTTTTTTAGCAATCATTTCAAGTTTACTATACCTGCTCCCTCCTAGATTTAAAGTATCATGTAGAACCAAATACAATCCATGAAATCCACCACTCGGTATACTTAAAAAGAATGCGGGTATTCCTCCATTTTCCTCATCAAGATTACGAACTTTCTTCTCATCATCTCTACATCCTGATATCCGAAATAATAGCAATCCAAGTTCACTGTACTGCATTCTAAACCATCGTTCACAAAGTATTCCCAACGGTTCCTTATGCACTACTTTCTTGCGTTTGGGACTCTCGTACAATGGGTCTACTTGTCGTTTCAGATCTTCGAGCTTAACCCTATCAGTACACCCGAATATCTTATTAGCGTTCGTTACCCGATACCTCACTGCCTCTTTCCACTTCATTGCAATAATTCTTGGTTATCCTAGATATTTCCAACTCCAGCTTCTTCCTCTTTGAGATTTCTCTATGATAGTTCTGTAACGCTGTCACCTTAGCTCTTGCAACACGCTCAAGAACCTCAGTAAGCGCAGGGAACAAGAAACTAACCAGTCTCAACCTAAAACCTCGTATTTTCTTCATATCTGCTTCTTCAAGCCCCATTACATAGTAGTTATTCATCTCTTTTTGTATTTAAATTCTATTATATATTTCCCTAGTCAGATAGATGTCATAAAAAGCATCGTGCAACGCTTCATCTTCAACATTATTAGTGTGCTACTTTAGTTATTGCTTAGTTCGTTTAGTGGCTAGCCATTGTTCTATCTTCGGAATATCCTCCGTGTGTTTGACTATTTGGTCTGGTCTGGTCTCGGTTTCAAGATAGCTTTTCTTAGCCTTGAGAATACCTTCAACGATTTTAATATCCGCCTCTTCTTGATTTAACCTAAAAATGTTATCGGCAAGGTCTTCATCGTGAATTACCTCAATCTTAGTACCTAGCCAATAAAAACGCTTTAGCACACGATAGCCATCTTCTTTCTCAAACTCTACCTCTTTAGCGAAAGGAGGCAGAATGTAATCTTCGTCCACCCATACTTTTTCTATTACAAAATCAATATCTTGAGGCTCTCGGTCAATTATCCCTAACTTCTTCAAGAGCATTGAGCCGGTAAGCGTGATATGGTAATAAGCTGAAAATGACTTTATCATCCAATCGGCTAGCTCTAGTTTTTCCTTGTAACTCAAAGGACATTCTAATTCTTTTATGCTTTTACTGTTCATAGTTTGTTTGTTTGTCATATTTTCTCATTTTCTTGTACTTGATTTTAGCCCTCCTTGCTCGGACTGGCATCCCTAAAATCTTTTTAAATAATACGTTTAACTAACTCAAAGTCATAGGCGAACACCCAAGGGTTGTTTTCCCAAGTTCCATTTCGGCTTATCTTGTCAATAAGCTGTGAATAGGCTATTCGAGGGCTGTATGAAACAATTGAGTATTTACCGCCATTAACCACATAGTGATTTTCCTTTTCACATCGTATTTCTTTCACTCCCTCCACGATACACTCCTCGTTTGTTATCTCTTGCAATTTTTGTACACGCACATTAGTTATCCTGACTTGATGTGGCATAAGTTCTGGCTTGACAAACATCTTGTTTGAGTACCCCTTAACTTTACTTTTGACCATAAGTATATCACCATCTTTAGCAAGACATCCCAAATCTACCCCTGCATCTTTGTAGTTCTGCGCAACGGCTACAATTTCTCCAAGTTTGTAATGGCAGAATTTAGATTGTCGAATATCAATGAAGTCTCCAAAATCATTTTCGTACACTAATGTTTTTACACCATTATGGTCTTCTCTAATATCCCAATTGAGACTGAAGAAATTTTTATCAATAATACGTCTCGTCTGCGTCTTGCGCCCCTCTAATACCGCTTGTGTAAGCAAGAAGTGGTCGTTAAACATTATCTTTTTCATTATCCAATAATCAGTTTTGTGGGGTTTAGTAAGCCTTGCCGTGCAAGCGTGGTCGCATTGAGTTGTAGCGCATTTTCATTCGGATGTGTGTTGCCAGGTCAATGTCTAACTGCCTAGCTAGGTAAAACACGATTTGGCACGCCGTGTTCAAATCATTAACCTTTGCTCCGAAAACGATTGACTCTACTAAGTGGTAAGCCTGCTCTACAAAGGCTACGCCTTTGCCTACTGGTGGGACTAGCGTTACTCGTGTGAAGAAATCTGGTGTTAGGATTTCCTCGGTATCGTCCAAGTAGCCTGAGCTCATCATTCGGATAACAACATCGGCTAATTCATCTTCTAGCGAGTCCTTGACGTTACGCAAGAATGTCATCTTGAAATCCTCGTCCTCCAGCGTCTGCCAATCTTCGGGCATTGGCAGAGCTATCCTGCCCTCTCTGTCTGCCTCCACGGCTTCGGAGACCTCGCAAATAATGAGCATTATCTTGTGTTCGGTGGATATCTCCACATCGTGAAAGCCCTTGTCTTTGGAGTTCTTCTGTACCCTCTTGATGAGGTCTTGCCAATCATCGGGGCTTAATTTCTCTTGTTCGTTCATTTGCTTAGAATTATTTGATTTTTGAAAGCCATTGCTCGTAAATTTGATTTGATATTTTAGCCATCATGATAGGGGGAACGGACATTCCGCAAACATAATGAGGCTTCTCTTTTATGAAATTGTAATCTTGAGGGAAAGATGATATGCAGCACACCTCGCTTCGCCCAAGGTAACGAGGTTGGTCAAACAATATAAGGCTATCTTCTTTGGCTGTTAGTGTCGGGCAAATCTTGTCAAGATAGACGTAACTTTGACCAAAGTTGCTCTTTTTGCCATAGAGCCGCATAGAAGCAGATTCTTGGCTTACATCTCCAAACACTCTATTTTTCCATAGCAACTTCGTTTTATGTCCGGAGATTTCACGCCCAGAATAGTCCACAACTTCACGAAAAGGTATCATTGGGTTATTGAACTCTAAATGAAGAAGTGGCAATTGCTCAAATAGACTTGCTTGATACAAGATTGGTTCTGCAAGGTCTTTTCGCAAGCATATAAAGAATACACGTTCACGCCTTTGTGGTACTCCCATATTTTGAGCATTTAGCAACCAATGTTGGCAATAGTAGCCTGCTTGGTTGAATGAGTCGTATATGCGCCGCACATAATCTTTTGCTCCTCCCATTAGTAGTCCCTTCACATTCTCTGCAATAACTACTTTGGGTTGCAACCTCTCTGCAAGGTCGATGAAGTCAAAGAATAGCGTATCAAGAACTTGTTCCGCTTGGCCCTCTCGGAAGTGCTTCATCTTTCCCCAAGAGTCCTCTCTACTTCCGGACATTGAGAACGTAGAGCAAGGCGGTGAGCCATCTAAGATGTCAAGATTATAAAGTTCATCGGGCAAGTCTTCTCTTTTTTTGAACTCTTGTATCGGTTCACAGAAGGCATACTTGGGTTTATGGTTCTCGGTATAGATAGCCATCATTCTCTTGTCAATTTCACAGCATCCGATAACATCAAAACCTGCTAACTTGTAACCCATCGTGCTGCCACCACCACAAGCGAAGCAAGAGAATACTTTGCCTTTATCCTTCTTAAAGCATGTATCAGCCCAAGACCAACGATAATTGTACTCGTGCTTTTTATTCATTTGTTTATTATATTCAAGATCTCCTCCACACACTTAGCCATTGAGCGAAAAAGAGCATTGAATTTTAGTTCGTTATTGTAGTTACTAAGCATCTTGCGCACTAAGTAGCAGTCTCTCTGTAAACACTCAGAGATATTCTCAATAGTCATTCCCCTCACTTTGCACTGGTAAGAGAATATCATTCGCGCAAAATACTCCCGTAGACGCCTGCCCTTAATGTTGTATTGACTTAATCGTAATCCCGTGGCTTCGTGTACAGCACTTTCAACTGTCGAGATGACGGCCTGATTGCGCATGATGTTTGACGCAAACAATATGGTTTTACCCGTACGAATGGCAAAATCATATTCAACACAAGCACCAACACTCCCTTGCCAATCGTCCATCATATAGATACTATCGCAGTCATTTAGAATCTCTATGTCTCGGCATAGGTGTTTTATCCAGGCGTCATCTACTGATAAGCCATTCTTCAGAGGGTTTACAGCATCAAATCCTAAACTATTTAAGAACTCTTCGGCTTCGGCGAATTTGACTTTTACCTCCTCGAAGTCAAGACCGCTTATTTTACCGCTGATGTACACTTTCATAGGCTCGTAGTTAGTTGGTTTTTGCGTCTATCCTTACCCTTGATTTCAAAGTAATTACACATCTCAAAGAGACGAGATTGCACACGATCTCCATATAGTTCTTCTAACTTCTTACCCGACAGCTTCAAGTTAGACGTGATGAGGGTTAATTGCCCGTCTTGGTCGCCCCTGTACTCCAAGAGTTGTTTTAGTACGTTCATTCGGTTCCCCATATAGAGCGTTTCCTGCTGTTCTTGGCCGAGGTCCTGAATGGCAAGTATTGATATAGTCTTGAATTTCTGAATGTCTCCGATACATGCCCACTCACGGCAAACCTCGTCAGCCCTGTAGATACTCCACAATAGCGGTTTTATGCTCTCCTCACTTTTGAACTTAATTGGAAACCCCATCGCTCTAGCGTACTCACGCATAATCTCTAGGCACCAGGACTTACCCGAACCAGTGTTGCCCGCAATGTAAATACCCCTCTTGAGACTTCCGCTAATAGTTGCTCCGCTACTTGGGTCAAGAGCCTGCATCGTTGGATCTGCGTGTAGCCACTTGATGAAATTCTCGTAGGCAAAACGATTTTCATCGTCAATTTTGAACTTAGGGGTACGCATTTTGCCGATAGCCTCAACAATGGCCATTGCATTCTCAATATCGTAGTTGGTTTGCTCGTGTCGCTCAATGCCCGAGAAATATCCCCTGTCAATTATACCCTTGAGTATTTGCTCGATGCTTGGGCTATATGGTTTCATTACTTCTCCCATTCGTCATTTGCGTTCTTGTTGTTCTTGCTTGTATTTGGTCGGGCGTACTCGTCCTTCCTGCTATTCCAGTTGCGGACTGCCGCCTTCCAATCTTTCATTTTGTTTCTTCCTACCATCCAACCCTTTGAGGCATAGAAATCAATAAATCGTTCAGCCTCGACAGAATAGCCTTTCTCGGAGATATATGCATTAACCTCTTTAAGCGTAGGGGGACGAAAGCGTTTTATCTGTTTATTTACCTCCTTACGTTCTACATCCTCTTTGTTCTCACCTTGTGATTGATTTCTATCTTTTGTCCTCCAACGAATTTCTGCTGCCATCTTTCTCCTTTCAGAAATCTCCTTCCTGCGCGTCAAACGAGTTAGCACTGAATTTGACCAAAAGGAAGTATCATCAGACTCAAATAAGCCAAAGTCACGAACAACGCTTTCTACAACACCACATTCAACGTGCAATACAAATGCAATGCTTTTGCACGAACGCAATGGGAGTTTCCCGTCTTGCTCATAAAGTGCTTCGATTATACACCAGAAAATACCGACTCCCGCAACACCATGCTCAATTATCAAGTCTTGTATTTTCGGATCATTTCGTGCGTTATAATCATGTTGGAAGTAGAATGTATCTTTCATTGCTGAACTCTGTTTGATACCCACCTTGGCTTTGTATAGAAGTCAAGGTGGGGTTGTTATCACTCATTATCTTTCGATGCAACCTTGAAAACTTCAAGTATCTTGGTTTCATCAACTTGTTCAACTACGTAATCAGAGAAAGAACTCATCATAAAGTTATCCACAAGCTCGTGCGCTGTCATTGCCGTATTAGCATTAACCAAGAAAAATTGTGAAGTCTTTTTCTCCTTTCCACTTCTCTCGTCAAGAGTAATAAAGTTCAACTTGCACTTGAACCACTTATCTGGATTCGTTGATGCGTTCTTTTGCCCAAGAATACGTCTTGCTCCTCCATCAATACGACTTTCGAAGCCAAACTTGTCTGTGATTATTTCCGAATAGTTCTTGCGAGCTACTGAAATGATGTCGAACTCTCCTGAAGCAAATGGTGCAATTTCTTTTTGTATTGCATTTTCGGCCATACCGAAAGAAAAGGCTTGAACAAGGTAGTTTTCCGAAACAATCTTTTGGCTTCCATCATCTTGCACCCTTTCTAGGCGTGCTTTTACTTGATACCATTTCATACTAATTTAATTTATAGTGATATACAATACATTAAAATGGGGTTTTGTCGAAATCAAGTACCATACCCTTATCTGCAATGTGAACGGTCTTGCCTGTTAGCTCTTTGATACCCATCAAGAACTCACGTGCATTACTATTACTTGGCGATAGGTGTATCAGTACAATGTTATTGACCATTGATAAGTCATTAGCGGTAAGTACTTCCTTACACGTTTCATAGCTTAAATGACTTTTAATAGTACGGTCTCTCTGCGCCTGAGCAATCAAACCCGCTTCAAGATTAGCCTCTAAAATGTCAAGACTGTAATTACATTCAAGCAGTATGTTTGAAAGACAAGCAAACTTATACTTCAGATAATAGGTATCTGTTGCAAATAAGACCGTCCCCATTTCCTTATGATGAATAAGATACCCGAAAGGCTCTTCGGCATCGTGCTGTACGGCGAAGCCTTGAATAGTAAAGCCACCTAGCCGACAAGACTTGAACTCATCTAAACACGTTACGAGAGCGTTACCCTCTATATTCAGAGCCCTTGCCGTACCCTTAGACATATAGCAAGGAATGCGCGCTCCAAGAACTTTACTAATGCTCTTGATGTGGTCACCGTGTTCGTGAGAAACTAAGCATCCGCTAATTTTAGTCACCTCAAAATCAACAGCTACCTGTATATCACGATAGTTCACACCACACTCAAGCAATAAGCATTCATCGCCATTATCAAAGATGTAGCAGTTGCCAGCCGAGCTACTTCCGAGTATCTTTAATTGCATCACATTTTAGATTTAGAAGCCGGGGAATTTTGCATCACCTTGCTGTGGTGATTCCGCTTGCTCTTGATTGACGATTTCCCCTGTTTCGGCATCAACGGTTGTCGTTACTGATTTATCACCGTCAGAAGCTCCCAAATCAATTGCAATAGTCGTCTTATTAGCATTATTCTCTTTTTCCTTAGCGACTTCTTCTTTTACATCCGTTACCTCCTCAAACTCCGTGTAAATGTCTTGTTGTTCCTCAACAGTACGCATACCCATTGAAAGCTCAGGTGCATAAGCCGATGTCCAAAAAGAGGCTGCACGATACATCAACATCTGCTTAGTCATTGTTTGCCACTTGCTACCATTCTTGGTGTACCACCCTTCTTGAATGGCTAGACGGATAGACACGGGCGAACTCTCAAGGACTTGGTCAGAACCCTTTGCACTAGTATAGGCGATACATTCGATGTCCATTATCTGCTTGCCGTCAAACTGCTTGGCAACCGGCTTTTTTGAACGTGTGGCATTATCCCAAACGTAGTCGGTGTAATCAACCATACCCAGCATTCCCTTTTCTGTGAATCGGTATTGTAATGGATTGAAGCGACCGCAAGTATTTACCGTAGCGACAAGGAACTTAGAAGACCACGATGGCTTGCCGTAAATAGGTACCATGTTCTGCATGACCATCAAAGGACTTGCTCCGATTCGTTGTGAAATCTCAATCGCAATCATACAGTTAGAGATTGCTTTTTCGATAGGGTTCTTGTCGCTAGCCTTGTACATATCAGGTACCAATTCAGACGAAGCGAACATCTTGCAAACACGTTGCATTGTTTCAAATTGAGTAGGGTCAAAGAAATTGACAACTGCGGAAGAGGGTGTTGGCTGAGCAACTACCACTCCGCCATTCATTTTAGCTAGTTCATTCATTGTTTTATTGCTTATTTAATGGTTAATTCTTTGTCGTCTGTTACAACAAGATTGATTACTTGGCTTTGCGTTGGTATAATCTCGTTCACGCTCTCTCTCCCATCAATGAAGATTGGTGCGCTTACGCCATAGAAGCGTGTTAGGGCATTGATAATATCTAAGCCAGCATTCACTTGACTAGCCGTATTGGCCACGGAGAATGGCACACCATCAACCAAAGGGATGCACGTTTCAATAGGATTCTCCTTTCGGGTATCTTCTATTGTGTAATCAAACAACTGGAAAGTAACTATGGAGAATAAGCCATTGATGCGCTTTTCGCACTCCTCAATCTTAGCTTTTGTGAATTGTCGTACAGTGTATTCTTCGTGTTCGGCATCTGCTATCTGTTGTGCTAGCCCTCGCCCCGTACGCTCTAATTCAGAGATTTGCTCTTTGAATTGCTCTATACGCTCACGATCTGCAAGCCTAGATTTAATGCCGTCTCGTTCGCTCAAAAGGGCTTTCTTCTTCTCTTGCAATTCGCTAGTATCTACCCTCTCAGTTCCAGCGTCAAGGCTAGCCTCAAGTTCGGCAATCTGCTTTGTAAGGTCTGTATACTCTCCAAGGTTATCAGGTCTTACTTCTTCTTGCTTGACCTCTGAAAGTGTGGCAAGTTGCTCTTCCAATGTGTGAAGTTCTTCTTCCTTTGCCTTTGCGCCCGAAATTGCATTGTTCTTGTCTTGCTCAACCTCAGATGCACGGCTGTTGGCACTCTCAATTTCAGCTTTAAGACTTTTACCTTTGCTTGTTATTTCATCAAGCCGTGCTTGCTTATGCCTATTGAAGAGAGTAAGAGCGTTAGCTTTCATTTCCTCTGGCAATTCTTGACCGCAACAATGGCATTTGGTCTCACCCTCATAGATAGACTGATTCACCTTATACCACTCTTCACGAAGAGTGTTAGATTTTAACTCGCCATCGTGTATCTGTTTCTGCAATCTCTCAAGTTCTTCATTCGCCGAATTTTCATCTTGAACATAGCCGTGGATATCTCGCTTAACTGAATTGATTTGCTCTTGAAGCTCTCGCCTCTTAGCATTAGCATTGAATGCCTCTTCTTTTGCCTTGCTTTGAGCATCAAAAAGTACTTGCTGGCGTTGGCTCTTCAGTGCATTAATCCTGCCTTGACGTTCCTGAACAGCTTCATATTGAAGTCTTATCCTCTCTGTTACATCTAATATGGCTTTATCCGTCTTCGCAATCTCAATCTCAATATTTGCTAACTCTTTCTCAAGGGCAAGAAAATCAACCGTCTCAGGCATTAACCTTTGTGTTTGGTCTATGCGTGGTTGGATTTCATCTAAATCAGCCTTTAATCGCTTCTTCCTTACAGCCAACTCCTTCTTGAAGTCTTCTAGAGACTTTCCGCTGATACTATCAAGGAGGGTAGCGAACGTTGGGTGCTTACCAGCCAACTCTTCATTCGTTACTGTGCCTGCGAGTTGGAAGAGTTGTTCACGCTGATTTTTCCAAGGCATAGAAGCGAAGAACAATGGATTAGTTACCATCTTGAACAAGCTATCATCGATAATCTCGCTCACTCGCTTTTGGTATTCGCTAACATTTACAGGCACATCATTATAATAGCATTCTGTCTTGTTGCCCTTGAATACTTGTTCTACTTGCCCTCGTGGCTTCACCCACTCTTCAACTAATGCCCTACGCAAGGTGATAATCTCACCATTTACACTCAAGACTCCTACAACTTCACATTCTACCTTCATAAGTGGTTTCCCACCTACAACGGTCTTAATATTGAAGTCCTTCCTGTCTTGACTATCCTTGCCGAAAAGAAGCCACATAAAGGCATCAAAATGGCGACTTTTGCCAAGTCCATTAGCTCCTGAGATTGTCGTGCTTTCAGGATTAAATTGCGTTGTTCTGCTTCTCTCGCCTCTCCAATTGGTCAGCGTGAGACTTTTTAGTATTACTTTCTTCATTGTCTTAGTATAATTGATATTATTGCTTTGCTTATTCCCAAAGTTTTGTTGCCAGTTCAACTTTCTTTGCAAGGTCGTTTACAGCTTTCTTTGCATAGGTAAGTGTGTAGCTATGTTCCTTGGGGTATTTTCCCGACTTTACCCCCTCGTGATACTCAACCGCCTTTTGGTACATCTCTTTGTAGTACTCCAAACTTTCAGGCATAGAAAGATTGATGTCATCTTGCTTTCTTTCCCAATGCTCTGCCTTTTGTGCGTGCATTCGAGCTTTGTCGTGCATCTCAACAGCTTTTCCCGTATTTTCCCACGCTTGTTGCACTATCTTACGATGTCGTGCTTCCGAATGATGCCCTACCTTGATAGGTTCTCCGAGTGAAAGAAAATCTCGGTCTTTGTTCGAAAGGTCGAAATAATGTTGGCTCTTTGCTTCAGCTTTTTCAGCCCACTCATTGTATCGTTCAACCTTTCTCTTGGCTCTTTCCTGCATATTATAGCCATCTGCACGAGTGATAGAGTAGTAGAAAAAGCCATTTATATTGGCTACAAGATTGTGAACAACGCATTCATTTTCTTTGCCATACTTGGTTTGAACGATTATGGTTTCGCCCTTTTCGTGCTGTTCTTCACACTTTGCGACATACACATTTGGGCAATACTTAGCATAAGTATTCATACTATTTCTTTGTTGTTGTATTGTTTGTTGATTGTCTGATTAATTACTCTGCATCCTTAGCCTCTTCTGTATTACTGCGCCACTTGTAGATGTTTATCATTTCTTCGTAGTGCCCACACTCCCTAAAGTAGAAGTAGGTAGTTAAGCCCGATAGACACGCTAGCATCGTATCTCCGATAAAGTCGCGCATGTTACCTTCTAGCCAAGCCATAGCGGTAAATATCACGAATGCCACCGTTACCGCTGAGAAGAGCGTCATCAGTATTTTTGACTTGGCTAGTGCGCTCTGATAATCTTTCAATTTTGTCTTCATTGTTTTTCTTTAAATAATTTTAGTGCCAAGTCTACATCAACAGCTATCATACGCCCATATTGCGATATAGCTTCATCAATTTTTCCACTAGATTTAATTCTATTAGCCGTCGTCATTGAGCAATTGAATATCCTCGCAATTCCGGAGATACCATACTCAAGCCTTTTTGTTTGATTATTACTAACGTCCTCGCTCTTGCTTAAGACCCGCTTCATAACCTCACATAAGACATCTGCAAACTCGCTTGCAGTCATATCTATCACCCTTTTTTCTCTTATTGCTTCCATCGCTAATGACTTAATCTTCACTCCCCCATACTTGGGTTATTCCAAAATCAGCAAATACACTTTCAATAATTTTGGCTTCTGAAACTTTAGGCTCAACAGCCCCATTTAATCTCGCATACCAGCTAACTCTAGTTCTCAATCCAAGAGCATTCATAATTCGATTTTTAACCTCTTGAACGTCTTTTCTTTTCACTTGGGAGAATCCCAACTTAAAGCTAAACTCATTCATTTCATTTCTACTTCGTATTTCTCGTTTATTTTTCGCTAAATGTTGTATCTTTGAACATTACAATCGTGCTATATTTCGTTATACACAAGTAATCTTCATCTTTACACTTGCAAAGTTACGAAATAATTCACGAAATATAAAACTAAAACAAGAATTATTTCGCATCATAATAAAACAGAACAACAAACAAAGAATATAAATCAATAATTATGAATGAATTAGAAATAAAAGATGTGCGAAAAAAAATGGGTGTTTCGCAGGAAAGATTCGCAAAAGTACTGGGTGTAACCGCTCGGACGGTTCAAAATTGGGAATCTGGAGGATCAATTCCAAATAGCAAAAAGGAAAAAATTCACGAAATAATAGATCAAGCACAGATGTATTTCGGAGGAGAGCAGAACAATATAAATGGTGATAATATTACGGGGGAAAATGTCACCATACACAAAACGGACACAGATAGACTCCTTGACCTGCTCGCAAATGTAGAAGCATCTCTAGCTAAGGCTTTAGAGCAAAATGATAAATTACTAGCAATAATCAGTAATCTAACACATAAATAAGCT